ATCCAGAAGGATGACGGTCGAGGGGTGGGTGAAGGCGGCAAGGAAATCACCACGCTTGAACACGGTCTGACCATTCTCAAGACCCACCGCACCGATGTAGTCCTCGGCGCTGGTGTACTTGTGGAAGTTGATGCGTTTAAACGCACGGCCAGTAACAGCGGCAAACTGACGGGCGGTCTCAGACTTGCCCGTGCCCTTTGGCCCACCGAACCAGACACTCTCGCCCGTATCCTGAGACAAGATCAGGTGCTGGAGGATGTCGTAAGTCCAGATGAAGTGAGGGTCAATCGCAGGGGCAGACGGGTCATTCCAGATGTCCACCTTCAAGGGGTCACCCTTGATGTCCAGCACAGTCACGCCGAAGGCCTCGTAGCAGGTCTTTGTGTCCACCACACACACAGAGGCAAGGTCTGCCACTACAGCCTGAGCACCGGCGGCCTTGACTGCTTGCTCGAAAGGTTTAAACGCATCAGCGACAACCTTGGCCACAGCCTCTTGAACCTTACGGTCATCAATGGAAACCTGCCCAACCTTGTGTTCAAGGGTGGACAGGGCATCCTTGACCTCAGTCAGGCCCGTGCGGCGGTAATGCTCTTCTTGGTCGATGCGCCCCATCACAGTTTGCAAGATGCCAGTGACCTTGCTGATGGCGGTGTGTGCGTCCAGTGCTGATGTCTCGGCACGGTTAGCCACAGCAGTGATGGCAGACACATCGGTGGATGGTGCGGCAGTGCTTATCGGGGCGATGGGCGTGGCCCGTTTGATGTCATCAAGGGTCAGGTTGTTGGCCCGAATGCGTGAGATCAGGTAATCGGCGGCTTGGGACTTTTGCTCGGCTGGTGTGCCTGAGTAAGTGCCATTGCCATACAGGGCATGAGCGCCCAGCACAGTGCCAATCGGCAGTTTCAAAATCTCAAGCTTGAGTTGTGTATCGTTCATTTTGATTCTCCAATTAAGACAGGTTGAGGGTGTCGGAATCGACAGGGCAGGAAGGGAGGCCAAGAGCGGCCCACTTAGAGGTCAGGCGCACGGTGTACCCGCAAGAGGGACACACAGCCTTGAGCATTCGGGTTGTCTGCACCTTGCGGTTGGACATGGTCAGGGCGGCATGAGGGTATGCACCCAGCGAGTCGATGATTGACCCGAAGGTGGGGATGAATGAGGTTGACGGGCCGGTGGCTTTCCACCCTTTGGGGCCAGCACTGGGCACAAGGTGCATCAGGGCGGCAACCTTTTGGAAGTTCACACCGTGGTTCATCGCCCCGGCAGTGGCATGGCACAACTCATGCACCAGCACATCGAAGACCCGCAGGGGGTCATCCAGCACAGGGGAGATCAAAACCTCGAAGGTCTTGTCCGCAGAGGCAGTGTCTGCCCAGCACTCACCAATCGCACCAGAGCGTTTGGCGTTCGATGGAAAGCCGCACGTTACCCGTACGTTCGCAGGGAGGGGCGCACCCACGGCATCAAAGAAAGGGCGCAGTTCAGAGACGGCGGCGGACAGCCAGTCTTCACGGTTAGCAGTTGTCATATCAATTCTCCAGTGCTAGTGATTGTACAGTGTTTAAATGGAAGGGGTCAAGATGGCGTTGAAACGATCAGACCCGACACGTTCAATGAGGGCATCAATCTGTTGCTGGGCAGAGCCTCTGATCTCGCGCAGGGTCATGCCCTTGCTGGCAACGGGCAGTCCCTTGAACTGCCCTACAACGTGCAAGACCTTGCCGCCAGAGCGGGGGTCAGACACTGCCCAGAAGCCGAGGGAATCCCGGTGCAGGTGGAGGGTGTGGGTCACAGGCCCAGCATGGCAGACCAAGAGGTGAGATTTGACGGTCTGGATTTCAGTGCCGTCTTTGCGGCGCAAGGTGATGGATGGCATGGTGATTCCTTTCAGTTGTTTAAACGGGTTGCACTGCAATGCCCCCTGTCACGGGGCATCACGGTGAAATCAGGGGCGGGTGCAGATGCCCTCATTGATGAGGCGTTGCGCCTGTCGGCCAAACCAGCCTTGCAGTTGCCAGACAAGGCCCGTATCAATCAGGGTCTGCCAAGCCTCGACAATTTGATCTTCAGACTCGGGCTCAACAAAGCCTTCAGCAATACCGACTGCGTTATATGTGTTCATGGCGGGTCTCCAGTAAGTTGCACAAGACCCCCGGCGGGGGGTTTCGTCCATTTAGGACTCATCAGTTGTGCTGGGTGCGCGGCGGCTGGCAACAGCGTCACGCTCACCCTTGGACAGGGCATCTCGGCGGTCACGCACCGCATCCAGTTCGGCGTAGAGCTTGACCACATAGGGGTTGCCCATGTCGGCAGGGTGCAGTTGCAGGGTGTCGTGAATGTCACGCACCGCATGGTGACATTGGTTGAGGGTGTATCCCCGCACCTTGTTGCGGTACAGGGCGGTCATGTCTGAGTAGTTCATGGTCAGGCTCCCAGTGTTTCAACAACCATCAGTCGGGCCAGCAAGAGGGTGTCCTCTTTGGTCAACATCATGGAGGCGAAGGGGTGTTTGCGGTCATAGGCCAGCAGTTTGATGGCGTTGGTTTCAGTGGGGTTGGCACGGTATTGGTCAATGAGTTTTTGCATGGTCTCTCCAGTAGTGCGACATTGCACTGGTCAACCCCGAAGGGCTGACCGCTGAAATGTCAGGCGGCGAAGATTTTGGCTGTACCGCCGTCATACCATTCGTAGTTGAGGCCATGCTTTTTCAGGATGGCGACAATGTCAGGGTGCATGAAGTCGTAATCTGCTCTGGCCCAAAGCTTGTATTCCAAGGTGTCTTTGACGTAGTTGTCTTCACCGCTGATCACAAACCAGTCAGGCTTGTTGAACACTGGTGCGCCGATTGCTTGCAGGGCGGCAAATGCTTTTGCGATTTGAGTCTTGGTCATGTTGTCTCTCCGGTAAGTGCAAGATGGCACTGCAATGCCCACAGCATGGGCATCACGTTGGCATCTCATATGGGATTTTTTATCTAGCGTCACAGTGGACAGCTACAGGGCATAACCCTGTCTGACTTGCTCCCAAGCTTCCCTTGGGTTTCGCCTCAGACCGACCTTATTGTGGGCCGTTCACTGCACCATTGCTAGTGCATGGACGAATGATATCACTAGTGTGTAAACACCTGTCAATACAAACCCGAGCAAACCGTAGGGTTATTAGTCCGAGGGCCAGCCGAAGGCATACCAGATACAGGGTGATCAAAGGGACACCAAGAGGGCCAAGCCCTTGGAATCAGCGCTCTTATTAGAGGGGGTCAACAGCACTGGGAGACCAACCAATAGAGGGGTCTACAAGGCCTTGGAGGGCCATCAGGCGGGGTGAGTATGGGTAAGGTGTAAACAGCGCCAGCAATGCCTGCCTGCAATAAGAAAGTTAACAGAAAGTTATCCACAGTATCCACAGGTGGTTGTGGATAAGTTGGGTTATGCACAGGGAGCTGTGGATTGTGTGGATAACCTCATGAGTACTAACGTATTGCAGAGGTGGTTTAAACGGATGATCGGGGGATGGCTGGGGCATGGGTAGCATGGACAGGTCACAGGGGCTCTGATAGCATCCAACGTGCGAACGGTGCTGGATGTTTAAACAGCCTGTATGAAACCACAAAGGAACTGCGATGAGCGAAACACAAAAGCCCGGACGGGCAAGCAAAGACGAACTGCTGGCGGCACTGGAAGCGGTGGACATGGATGAGGGCGAAGGCTGGGAGGAACAGGCAGACCTTAGCGAAGCGGAACGGTTGGCCGCTCACGCAAGCCCTCCACCTCTAAGAGTAGATGGAAAGCCCAAAGGAGCAGATGCATACAGCAGACCAAAGCCACTGACAGCGCCTCAGATGGAGTTTACAAAGGGGATGATCCAAGGGAAGACGATGAGACAAGCCTACAGGGATGCATACCCAAACGCCAAAGGCAGTGATCAGGTCATCACGTCCAGCGCATACAGGTTGAGCAGGGATGAACGGATACAGAAGACCCTTCAAGAGGCTTGGGGAGAGACAGTCGAGGTGCTGGCAGAGGACACAGCGGCAACGAAACGGTATGTGCTGAAGGAACTGTTGGCACTTAGCAAAGGGGGCAAGCAAGAAGGCTCCCGTTTAAAAGCTTTGGAACTCATGGGAAGAGCCGCAGGGATGTTCCAGCCACAGGGTGCAGAGACTGTGGAGAAGGTCAGCGCAGAGCAGTTGAGGAAGGAACTCTCAGGACACCTCAAGCTCTTGGACAACGTGAGACCACTGAAGCCATTGAAGACCAAGGCTGTGTAAACGCAAGGGGGAAGAGGCATGGGGAAGGGCAACGGTCATCAGGGGTGAGGCGTGGGCGGTGCGTGTAAACGGCTGGGATGGCGACCCCACCGGCCCCCCACCCCCACTTGTGGCGGCTGACGGCCCCGCTCCCGCTTACGCTGTAATCCACACATCCCATCACATTTCCCACATAAGCAGACCACCCCCATGTCCTTACAAATCCCCACCCCCGGGGGGTATATATAATTTTTGGAAGGTTCTTGCGAACGTTCGTTTTTGCGTTTAAACTCTC